GGCCAAAGCCGCCGCGCGATCCGGAAACCGTCGGGCTAATCTCATTGATGGCAGGATTAAACCCGCTTTCGTCGGCAATGTTCATCACAAAGCCTTCGGCAATGTGCGCCGGAAGGCCCCGTGAAAGCAGGCCCTGCCGAATGAAGTCTGGACCGACACTAGCCATCAGATATTTAGCCCGCCATAGTTGACGCGCAGATAACCATCAGACGCGCGGTGAACAATGTGCGGGTGCGTCTCCATCAACTCATCGGCCATGACGCCCACTGTGGGCTGGTCTGGGCTGGCGATGCGTTTGCCTTCGTCTGTCCAGTCCCAAGAATAAATCTTGACGCCGCTGCGCTCACCAAGCGGTGTGACGTTTGTCTTCAAGCGGCGGTCAGACAAAGATGCCCCGAATTGCAAGTAATTCAACAAGCCCGGATTGCGCGAAGCTGTTTCCGTTCCCTGCCCCATGTTCGCGGCACCAACGGCCTGCAAGGGCAGCCCAATTGATTGTTGTGGTGCGTTGGCAAAGCCGCCGTATTGGGCGCGAGCAGCTTCAATCAACGCTTGGTTCAATGCCTGTTGACGCAAACCAAACTCTTGCTGCTGACGTGTGATTTCCTGACCCTGACCAAACATCTGTTGACCAAGTCCAGCAAGCTGACCAGCCGCCCCAGATTGCACGCCAGCAGCTTGGAATTGACCGCCGAAGGTCGCTTGGTTTGCAGCTTGTTGCCGTGCCGCTTGCGCTTGTTGAGCCTCATTGAAAGCGCCCATATTTGACAAACCAGCCTGTTGGAACAGTCCCGCCTGCGCCTGCGCTCTGGCTGCATCTTGTGCGGAACCAGCAAGGCCAGCCTGTTGTAGTAGACCTGCTTGCGCTTGTGCGCGAGTTGCATCTTGTGCCGATCCAGCAAGGCCAGCTTGTTGAAACAGGTTTGCTTGTTGCGATAGCCGCGAAGATTCCTGAGCAGAGCCAGCCAAACCAGCCTGTTGGAACAGTCCCGCCTGCGCCTGCGCTCTGGCTGCATCTTGTGCAGACCCTGCAAGACCAGCTTGTTGTAGTAGACCTGCTTGCGCTTGCGCGCGAGTTGCATCTTGTGCAGACCCTGCAAGGCCAGCTTGTTGAAATAGACCTGCTTGCGCTTGGGATCGCGCATTAACGGCGGCCATGTTGGCTTGATTTGCTTGCTGCTCAAATTGTGCTTGTTGCGCAGCAAATTGATTGGCAGCCTGCATGTTACCGGCACGGGCAGCTTGCTCGCGCAATGCAGCAGCTTCTGCCGCTTGCTGGTTAAGCGTGCTGGCTTGCATTTGTTGCTGAGATGCAAGCGTCCGCGCCGATTGCATCTGGCCAATGTCAAATTGACCGGCTTGCAGCGCGGTTTCAAAGCCACGTTGACGCTGTTGAGACGAAAGCTGCGAAGCTTGCCGCAACGCCTCCCCTCCCAAAACACCCTCTTGTATTGCTTGGCGCGAACCCCCAAAAGCCCTTGCGGATTGAGCCTGCGCGCCCATTTGCGCGGATGCCATTTGCCTTTGGCGCTCGATGTCCGATTGCCCTAATTCCACAACTTGCTGTGTGTATGGGTTCATGTATGCCGAAAAATCAGTGCTGGCCAATTGGTTCACATCAATCATGCCCGGACCGGAAATGCTGCCAACCTGACCCACGCCCTGCATTGTTGCAGCTTGGCCCAAGTTTGCAGCTTGCATGTTAGTTACTGGGTCAATGTTTGCCCCACCAAACGCTTGTGTTCCGGCTACGTTTGCCCCACCAAACGCTTGTGTTGGAGCGATGTTCGCCCCGCCAAATGCTTGTGTTCCGGCTATATTAGCACCACCAAATGTAGGCGCTGCGCCAACTTGCGCCCCACCAAACGCTTGTGTTGGAGCGATGTTCGCCCCGCCAAATGCTTGTGTTGGCGCAATGTTCGCCCCGCCGTAAATTGCAGTTGGGCCAGCTTGTGCAGTTTGCATTGGTTGAAACTGCGCATTAGCTAAGTTGTTGAAAGTTTGCATTGCCTGCGATTGAGCGCCAGCCGCCTGCTGAAACACGTTGCTTTGCGCCGCTGGATTAGTTGCTTGCTGAAACACGTTGCTTTGCGCCGCTGGATTAGTTGCTTGCTGGACTTGCCCACCGCCTTTTCCACCCATTCCACTAGGGCTAGCAACTTGTGCCGGATTTGAACCACGAGCCATTATTTGCCCCCCCCCATGCTATCGCCCGATCTGGCTTCGGGGCGAACAGTTCCCAGCGCACGCGTAATTACGTTGCCGGGTGGATCATATGTTGGATCAGTCAACGACCGAGAAAGATCAGAACCTATTCCGATAGATCTGGAATTTCCGGCCCCGCCGCCATCAAAAACATCACGGATGCCAGTGTAACCACCAGCGCCGTATCCAGCTTGACCATTTAAATTTGGCCCTTGCCGCGTGTTAAAGACATTTACACCGCCTGCGCTTGACCCGTTGTCAGACATATTGCGCGAACCTTGGTTGTAGCTTTGGTCGCTGCCAAAATTCTGAACGGGTGGCAGCACAGGCTCAGAATACATTTGACCACTGCCAAATGGAGCCGCCGGTGGCGCACCTGTGATCGGATCAATGAACGGCGCACGCATTGCCGCGTATTGACCTGGCGCACGCATCTCAAGCTGGGAAAGGCTTTGCTCATACAACGGCGCAGAAGAATAAGCACCCATGCCGCCGTAATCCATCGCGGTCGGCATACCAGCCCCAGCAGATGTAGGCGCACCAAGGCCAAATGCATTAGCCGCCGCGTTGATGTTGCCACCGGCTGACATTTGCATTGGCGTCATTGCCGCAACGTCTGGCCCGTAGTATGGAACATAGCCAATCTGCGCGATCTCATTTGCACGGCCAATGTTCTGGCGCGCTGCGCTCTCAAGCCACTCAGGGATTGCAACTTCAGTTGTAGTGTTTCCACCCTTACCGCCTGACATTATTCAAACTCCTTTTCCAAGACCGTCATCACCGGCTTGTATCCGTATTTCTCAAGAACCCGCTTCCATCCATGTCGCCCTGCGATTGTCATGCTGGTGCAGCCCTGTGTCTTACTCCAAGCCACGGCGCTGTCGATCATATCAATGATTTGATCCATCTCGCCGCCAGCCAAAAAAACGTGCAGGACTTTCTTCTTTGGATATATCACAATCTCTGTGACAGCGCACCCCCTTTCGGCAGGCCACAATTGCAGCTTGCCTTCAAGGATGCGCTCAGAAACGTCATCAAACGTGTGGGTTCCGCCGCTATATTCCAGCGCGTCATCAATCCACGGGCGGCAATGGTCAATGATATTCAAGACCTGATCCTCGTAACTGACAGAGACACAGACGGCGTGGCGGGCGCAAATGCAGTGGCAGCAAATGCTTCAAGCGATGCCGTTGTGTGATCGTTTGTTGCCCAGCAAGCCTCAAGGTAATCACCGGCGCTTACGCTAAAGATAGCGCCCTTGGTGACAGGCTTTGTTGATGTGTTGTCATGCAGGCTCGCGCGCGTTGCGCCAGATGGCACATCAACGCCGTTGATCCTCGGCCAAAACCAAAAATCAACTTGCGATCCACTTGTGCTGTAAACCTGCGCAGTGAAGGTCAGGTAATAAACGCCGCCCTCCTCAAAGATAATCCGGCTTTGATTGGGCGATGCCCCAAGGCTAATCCCATCCGAAAACCCAGCCATCGGCGCGTCAAAGACAATCGGATAGGCAGTGTTAGACGCCGCCGCAGTGATGTCATTGTCCTGCGTCAGAAACCCAAAGCCATTGGCAATGACAAGCTGACGCCATTCGCCATCAAGCGACACCACCGGATACTTGTTCTCGCGGTCCCACAGCAGCACGCCGTTCTCAGCCGCCGTAGCCCTCGCATCAAGCGCACCCAACTGGTCCAGAGCGCGTGCCAGATACCGGCGGATGTTTTCAACCCACGCCTTGGCGTCGGTGGTAAATGGCGGGATCACACGGCTCATCTACGGCCACCGGGGACAACGTCCAGCCGCATTATGCCGACGCGCCAGTCAGCCGCCGCATTGCCATCAACTCGCATCCGCACCTGACGCCCGGTAAACCGCATGCTGGTCGGGTTTGCCATGCTGAATGGCCCGTAACTACGCTCAGTTGCAGTTGGATAAAACCGCGTTTTGAACGTAGCCGTGACATCGCCCAAAGTTCTTTCGTCCGGGATAAACTGCTGCACGCTCATTACCTGATCGCCGGTGCCAAGCGTGATTGGGCCGGTTTCGCAGAATGGCGTTGCACCGCTGTAAGAATACCCAGCCTCATGCTCATATAGAACACCGTCGGCAGCGATCCACATTGGCTGACGGAACACGCCGCTGTCCACACCCGCCGTCCGGTCAATGTCACCAGTGGACCAAACGTTCTGCGCGTAGTCATAAACGACATAGCGGTCGCACTCAACGCTCGCCCCGCTTGGATAAAACCACCAGACTTCATTCCAGCGGCTGTTGACCAAAGCGTGAACCTTTGACCGTTGATCGGTGTTGAAGTCGCTGAAAACGTAATCGCTGACCTCGCTGGACAGTTCCTGCACAGCACCGCCGCTGTATGTAAAGAAACTGCGCCTGCCCATCCAGACAACGCCCATGTCAATCGCAACCGCCGCGTTGGCCGCAATCAGGCCGCAGGACGTGCCAACACGCTCAAATCCATAGACGAACGGCGGGCCTTGGTAAGTCGCTGTGTGGGCGTCCTGATCGGTGAGGATCAGCGCCTGCCCACGGGTCCGCAGGCCGCGCAGGATCGTGCCGTTAGTCTGGATCTCGATGTCGCCCGCTTCGTTGGTCGCAAGCGGCGTCCAGACTGTGTTGTCCTCTTTGCCAGAGAACGCAATCTTTCGTGGGTTCCCGCCAGCACCAAAAGCAAACAGGAACCGTTCCTCCGTCACCATCATTGCGGAACAATTTTCGGGGCTGTTGGCAATCTGCGCGGCTGGAGTAGCGTTGTCCAATTCCCATTCATACAGCTTGCCGTCATCAGCCGTGCAGCCGACAAGGTATTCGCCCCAGTTATCCAGCGACCAAGTGGTACTAGGCAACAGCGTTGAAGTGTCCTGACGTGGCGTGCCGTACGTCTGGTTGCCGTATGTGCTGGCCCCGAAGCCGACAGACAGCGTGGCATCCACCCGCCCGGCAGTGAATCCGACAGGCGTGATGTCAGTCACCGCATTACCAGCGGTCATAGCAAACAGCTTGTCATGCGTGCCAAATGCTAACCGGCGGCTGTTGCTGTTGTCTTCCCATGCAAGCATCGAACGGACAACGCCCGCAATGTCTACGCTGCCCCGCTGACGCCAACCGCCAACAGGACGCAGAGAACCCTCATGGAACCGGATCAGGTTGCCATCGCGCCACCGGCCAAGAGACTGGTATTCAGTGCCGTTGCGATACTGCCCTGCTGGGATATTGAGCGGGATAAGCGCCATTTGTGTTTCCCTTATGCGGGTTCAACGGGCCAATCATCCTCGCCCAGATAAGGGAAGTTAGCATGATCCGTGATGTCGCGCAAAGCCTGACGATAGGTAGCCCATGCTGTAGCATCAACAGGA